ACCACCCCACACTTACGTGTGACATGAGCCCTTGCCTTAATAGTAGGGGCTAAGAAGTGCCTGCACACTAAGAGAGATCCGATCTCTCTTGAATCCAGTCCTCTGACTGGTTCGCAGGTTAAGTTGTCATGCTCAAGTGTCGGCCGGGTCTCGGTGTTCCGCTCAGCTGAGTGACAACTTCATGGTGTTTAGCAGGTTACGTACTGCAAAGCCTCCAACGTGCTTAGACGGATGCGTGATGTGCATCAAACATTACTACTAGTAAAGTCCGGAAAGACTATGTTAGTAGCAGCAGAATTCGGTATCACTATAGGCATAGGGCCCAAGTAACAAGACATAGTGGCATCGTCTCCAGCATGAAAAGACATAACTGTGACGCTGCCAGTAGAGCTGATATTCTGCAATACAACCCTACCGCCATGTCCAAGAGAAGGCAAAGCCAACGAAAAGTTGGAGTTGCCTAACACCCTGGTAAACAGATTGTCTGCCAAAAGGTGTCTCAAAACACGAACAACAGTCTGGTAGGCAGGCCACCTGACATGCAGGGGAGAACCATCACAAGCGATCACTTTGGGAGTGGAAGCTGTATTGGTCCTACCCTGGTAGTCAGTTCTGGTGACATTGCCATAGCTCGACTCAGCTGGAAACTGCTCAGCTATAGCCAGCATCCTACTACCCGTGGACGAACCAGCCGGGTAGACATGAAAATCCGTGCTACCTCGAACAAATGCATACATGGAAGCTAGGTAGCCAGGAGTGTAACCACACCCAAGATAGGAAGTGGCTGCATTGATGGGGTTGGTGAGGGGAAAGACACCCACCTGAGCCCCACCGGGGTAATACCACCAAGGTGGTACAAAAGTGTTAACAGTTGTGCTTCCTGACACAGTGCCCGTGTTGTAGCTGGGCACCATGATCAACTGCTTGGCAGACGTAAAACGCTCACCAATGGTGTGCTGAGAAGCAGACGTGGTAGCCGCTTGCACCAGCGCATTTGGCGCAGCCGGGAGTTCACCCGATTGCTCATATATGGTGCCCAAATGCGAAGCCACAAAATAGTTGCCTGCATAATCCGCCAACTCAAAGTTCTCTCCTCCTGCAACTTCAACCATGAAAGGCACAGTGGGCGTGACAGAAGCGTTAGCTTGCAAGGGATCCATACACGACACGGACAAAGAACCAATACCTGACATGAAAGACACATATGGGGCCTCATTGGAATAAGGCACCAAGAACTCAAACACATTACCATCCCTCAAATCCATTATTTGTGAATGACCATAAGGCTGCAGCAAACCAGCTACAATCTCAGGCCCGTCCACAGTAGTGGGTGCCACGTTGGTAGTAGTGGCAAACGCAGTCTTCGGGTTGAAAGATACCATGTACCTACCACCGTGAAACTTAGTCTTGGCGAACGTGAATCTGAAAATGATGTCTCCCCTCCACAACCGGAAACAACTGGCTATGTTCATGAGGGAAGAAGGAAGAAAAGTGTTACCACTCTGTGTAATCAAATCGGCACTGTTACGTGGAAAAACCACATTACAGTAAGGAAAAGTCGCAGGTGATCTAAACCAAAAAGAACTTGGAGAAACATTAGTAGCATACAACACAACAGTGTGGTTATTAGCAGTGCTCAAAGTCCCAACACAAATCTGACTGAACTGCTGAGTGATGAATGACAAAGCCATCTCATCAACATCAGTAGCTCCAGTGACTCCATCAAAGGCCAACGTGTTGGACTGAAAAGGCCCAACAGCTAACCCATTGTATGGAGTGTCAACGTGACCTTCTCCAACTGAAGTCAAACGAACGTGCGTAGAAACGGGATCCTGTATCAATGGACGGGAAAAGCCGAAATACCGTGCCACTCCCGCCGCTATGTCTGCAGCCCATGCTGTGGGTCCAGCAATGCTGGACAGCATGGGCACATGCTTAGCGACAAAAGAAGACACTTTTGAAACAGTGTCCAAACCGTTCGATACCAACCTGGAACTCCTCAATTCCTTGGCTACTACAGATGGGGCCTGCTCTTGAACTGAGCCAGACTGCAGAGTGATAGTGGTACTAATAGAATTATCAGCACCAAACAACTGCATGTCTTCCAACCATATGTACAGCTCGTAGCTTGGTTGCACCAAGCCGACAACAGAAACCAAAGGCAGCAACACATTCAAAGCTACGTGTCCTAGGGACCCCCCATAGTTCTCACCGGGAGTCACAGTCATGAACTCATTAGTGTACAAAAAAGGCACACTGAGCTCTACCATGGTCAACTCAGACAAATCCATTCTAACGTGTGGAAGGTTGGTGGCTGAAGCAGACACTGCAGACCGGGAAAACACATCCGGTCCTACTGCATTAGTGCCATACTGAAAAGACAATCCTAACAAACCCTGGTGGAACGCAGTAGCTGCCACCTGCAAACGGTAACAGGCCTTAAAACGTACACCATACACACCAGACAATCTCTGAGTCCACTGTGGAAAGAAAGTGGGCAAATTCGCAATACTAAGATCAGAAGCCAAAAGTCTAGTCCTGCTAGCAAACGGCACACTCCCCCTCTGTATCAAGCGGGGTCTCTGAAAATAACTCTTCAAATCTTGCAAATCTGCCTGTGGGAAGGTGTAGGGAGTTGGCACATACGGTGTCAACGTCTCCACAGCCTCACATGCTTCATTAGCAAACTGGGTGACTCCAGTAGAACTGGCTCCTCCAGCTATAGACAACGAGGCGTCCATTGTAGAACATACCTCTTCACTACCGACAATCTCAACATCTTGTTTTTCTTTTGCAGCGAGTGAAATATACAACTGAAGTGATCACTCAATCACATACAGCGTGTGACCTCTCTCTGGCTTATTTATACTTGCGCCTGAGTAGTAAACCGCGATGGGTAGCAAGTCCTGGCACGCCCTGTCCACCACTTATTTCAAAGTTGTCACATTGATTTATACCATGAAGTGGTGCGTATATGCAATGCCTCAGAACCATCCAGTGTCGTCACGCTCACACGTGAACTTGAAGTAGTCCTGCGAAGAATCAACCAAAAACCTGGGCGAATACTCTATAGTCTTCGCAATGAGCAGAATCTTGCCTATGCAAGCATTCCACTCTTCTTCTGGCCACAAACTGAGCTCTGAAAGAGCTCCCTCAATGTTCTGGCACATAACCTCTCGCCTGTACTTCCGGTCTCCCTTCTTAGTGTACATGAGAGCTCCAAAAATAGACTCCTTACGAATAGGTCCAACAACAATGTTCTTCTTCAACCTGAACGAGCGCTGCAAGAAGGTGACCTTATCAATGCTCAAATAGGGCATCAAAGCTTCGCCCTTACGACCAGCAGTGTACACCATATTGAACTCCTCCTTAAGCACTTTAGCCACAGAGACTTGGTTAAAGTCTCCAATGACTTCATCAGAAGCTCCTACGAGATTGTCATCTCCAAGGGTCGCTGCGCTAGCAACATCCCAAAAATCGTATCTCCCGGTGCTCTTGATGAATGCAGAAACAATGCAAACCATGGAAAGCATGGAATTGATGAAGGTGGTCAGAAAATGACCACTGGGCAGTGACCTTTGCCACTGGACCACGTGTGTGGCCAGAACACCCTTACCGACAGCATG